CTATTTAAGTTCTATGTACTCTGTGTATGTTATCCGAGTGTGCGGATTAGTACTGACAATTTCCTGTCTGATAGCCTTGCACCCCCAACGGAAAAACAGAAACTTCTTCGGCACTCTATGTACAATCTGGACTATGGTATCTTGCGATACGACATTCAGCGATACATCACGCCCTTTCAGTTCACCAAGTATATTTACCCACGCATCATGCCAACTGAAAGACTTGACGGTATCAATGGTGCCATTGCGATACACAATGCTGTCACGGACTTGTGTAATCACTTTCACCTCCGTTTCTGTTGCAGTGGTCATTGCGGATTGCAACCGCTTAACCTTTACCCCCAATTCCTCTGCTGTCTGGCACACTTGCTTGTAGTTGGCTTTCAGCTCGGAGTTGGAAAGTTCCAACTTTTGAACACTTGCTGCCGACTTGCCAGCCTCCGTTTTATAATAGGTGGCTTTCTGCATCAGTGACGTTTGGTTGGCGGTCAGCCTGTCGTTGTCCGTCTGTAACGCTCTATTTCGGAGATACAGAGCCGAACACAGACAGACCAACACCACCATAGCAATAGTTACCCACTTTCTCATTTCGCCACATTGTTAATGTAGTCAATGATACCCTCAACGTGGAGTGTGGTTATTGCAGTCTTACCCTCTTCCGAAAGCAAGAAGTCCACATCTTCCTTGTTATCTTGGAATAGGTTTTCCGTCAGAACTGCGGGGCAAAGCGTATCACGGCAAATGGCAAGGTTTTGTGTGATGTACTTTTCGTTAGGCACAGCACGGTTGCCTTTCAAGCCAAGCTCAATAGCCTTATTCCACAGACAGGCAGCAAGGCGTTTGCTGTTGGCGGAGGCGTTAAGTCCGACATGAGCGGTAAAGCCTCTTGCACTGTACCATTTGCCATTACTGCCCACGGCATTGTTGTGAATACTCACCACAAGGACATTCTTAGAACCCACCATGCGGCATATATCGTTCACTCGCTTGCAACGAATGGAAAGCGAAATGTCAAAATCTTCTGGCACTATGCGCTCAACATCGTAGCCTTTACACTTGAGGCATTTCTCCACACGCTTTGCAATCTCCCTTGCATAGGCGTATTCATGCAAACGACCATCGGGCGATTGCTTGCCCGTGGTGTTCACCCCATGCCCGTTGTCGATTAAAATTTTAACCATAATATATAATCTACTTAAAATGTTGTATTATCTTGCATATAATTTTACGCACAAATTGTATTTATGCGTTCAGCCGTTGGTAGAAGTCGGTTTTGATGTTGTCGTATGCGAGCTTTACGTTAGTAAAGGCGCGGGCATTGTTTGCACCGTCCTCATTGTAAATCTCACCCTCCACCACCTTTGCCACATCCTCAACCCAATCAGCACTACAATATTCAGAGATTGCCTTACCCCTGTATGTGAAAGGGTCAAAACGGCTGTTACGGTCATTGTGGATAACTTGAAGTGACTTGCGTATCTTTATGGCTGTCGCTTCATGGTCTATGATGTGGTTTTCCTCACGCACACGCTTTATAAGCCTACATACTTGCTCAACGGATAGGTCAAAGGCAAAGCCAGTGAGGTTGCGTATTCTCAACTGTGTTTCTGTACGCAACCCCTCGGAAATGTCCTGTAACATATCATTCTGTGCGTTTGTGGTCTTGGCAAGCTCTTGGAGGCTCTCCTTGTTGTCTTGCATCATTTGGTTTATGATAGCTTTGAACCACTTGAATATTGCCACCATCATTGCAGCCGACAACAGCAAGAAGAAAGCAGCCGTAACCGCCATCATACCGAAATCGCTTATTCCATGCGCAACGGTTGTTACATCTGTCGTGTTCATCGGCTTCTTCTGTTCTTGGTACGTTTGTAAAACTCAAAGTTCTCCCTATCTTCCTTGGTTATCTCGCTTTTAGGCGAGAATACACGAAAGCCGTACATATTGCCATAACTCACTACCTTAATAATAGCACGGAATGGATAGTGTCGCTTTGGATTGCAAAACACCTCTTTCAGTTTCTTGCTGTCCGTGAAGAAAGCAGACCTATTGTAACCCTCTCCATAAGCCACAAGTGTACGGTCGCCATTTTCGGTTGCTCTGTTCTGCCAACCCGTGAACACCATTATCTGATTGACAACCGCATCCACAGATGTAAACTCGCAGTCGAAAAGGTCGCTGTTTTCGTTGGGGTCTTCAATGAAATCTTCTATCTCGTTCATAAGTCCATTGGAATGTTGAGGGTTTCACAATCGCTGTCTATCATCGTGCGGATTGCAAGACGGTCTTTCAAGAAATCCTCATAGGGTTTCTTTGCGGATTCATCCATCAAGCCGAGTGCTGCACTCTGATACTCGTTCACTAACTTGCTTTCAGTCTTAGCTGGGTACTTTGCAGTAATCAGCGTACTGAAAATGTTGTCGGCAGTCTTTGGGTATTCGACACGAAGGCTGTCATACTGCCACATCTTGCCTGTCGGCTTTTCTCCGTCTTTGGCTATGTGTGTACCGCCCATTTCTTCCGTCACAACCTCCACTTCCTTTATGTTGAAGTTGTAGAGGAATGTTCCCTGTCCGTTGTTGTACGGGTCTATCACTTGCGGACGCTGTGCTGACAGCAGACCCATTGATAAAATACTTGTGTCCATCGTTTATAATTTTATTAAAGACATTCTTTTTGTGCGCCTCACTACATCTGATAGTCCAACCCCATTCAGACGGAAAGAGGTGCTTTATATCATTCTCATCTTTAATAGGACATTTCTTAGCGATAATGGACGCTTTGCGGTAGAACCTCAACAGTATGCTTTTTCTTAGCAATACATTGTAATGGTTTTGTAGGAAACCGCAATAATCAATGCCTCTATCATCAACGGGGTATATCTGCCAATTTGCCTTGAACTCAACTTTCAGTTCGGTTGCGAGATACAAGCCTGTCATATCAAGCACAAAGTGCAGTGCCTCTTTGCTCTCGCACAAGAAAACCATATCATCCATGTAACGGAAATAATACAGTTTCACCCCAAACATCTTTAGAACAATCAAAGCAAGGACTTCCTTAACCCAATGGTCAAAATAAGCCAAATACAAATTTGCTAAGTATTGGCTTGTGTAGTTTCCAATAGGCAGCCCCTTGTCTTTACCGTTACTGTCAATAATCTTGTCTAACAGCCTTAACAACTGTTCATCCGCAATAGTAAACCTTATGATTATTTTTAATGCGGTATGGTCTATGTTGTCGTAGAACTTGCTAATGTCAGTTTGAAGACAAAAGCGAGTTCCTTTCTTATCTCGCATCAATGCGCTACGCACATCAAGCATACACTTGTGTACTCCACGACCTTTAATGCAAGCATAGGTATTTTCAATGAACAAGTGCATCCAATGCTCACCCAGCACGTTAATCACGCAATGATGAATGATACGGTCGGGAAAGAATGGCGCAATCATCAGTTCACGCTCTTTCGGGTCGTAAATCTTTCTTTTCTTGTTTTCGCCTGGTACATACGTTTCATTAGCCAACATTTCATACAACTCATACAGTCGCTCACAGATATTGTCGTTAAATTCGTTAATCTCTGTTCGCTCACCTTTTCCACGCTGTGCGTTGTATTGAGCCTTGCACAAATTTTCATTCGTGTATAGCAAGTGATAAGCGTTCTTTATCTTCTTTGATTGGGAACAAGCCAGCTTGCCTGTATCTCCAACATAAAGACCGCAATCCTCAAAGTCGGCATATTGATACAAATATGTATTTGCTTTCATTACCTATGTTGTGCCGTTAGTCTAATACAGAGCTTTCAATCATTTACTCGCACCGTGTTAATCACTATTTTTCCACCAAGAGGTGAAGTGTCGGCAGCATTAAGTATCTTATTTCTCAATTGAAACCCAACGGTAAAAGCGGAAGCCACTGTTCGCATTCGAGTTCGAGGAACGATTATTCGCATTCGCATACCCCCAGCCCGCATTCGCACCATTATTCGCATTAGCAGACAGAAGCAAACCCCATACTACCGACACTTAAAATATTTTGTTTTAATATTTCCAATTCAAACGGTTCACGTTAGCCAGTTTTTTCGTTGCTCCGTGAACCGTCATTTTGCAGTCCGTCAGAAACGGCACAAGCGGAAGCCACTGTACGCATACGAGTACGAGGAACGATAATACGCACTCGCAGACCCCCAGCCCGCACTCGCACCATAAAACGCAAAAGCAGACAGAAGCAAACCCCACCAACCAGACGCATCTCTACCAGGGTGCCAAAAATAGTCACAAGCACCTTGATTGCTACTACCGCCTATTGCATCGGGGAAGCAGATACCATTGCTTGAAATGGCAAAGTGTAGGATATATCCACTATTACGGGGCAAGTCGCACATTTCCGTATAGCCATCGGGGACAGTCGTAGCATTGTCTGAATGTGAAGTGAACTTTGTCGGGTCTTCGCACAGATAAGCAATACTCCTACCTCCCTCCTTGTCGGGGATATGGCGTATAAGAACATCATCTGCCAACATCCACAAATATTCAAATGGAACTTCTAAGCCACGATAAGATGTTACATAGACAGTCTTATCTCCACCCGTCCAACCTTTGATAACGTATGCAATACGACCTGTATTGTTACCCAGCGTTGCAGTAACTCCACAAGGCACAAACGGATTATAGCCGCCCCATGTATTCCACTGACTACCATCAACAGCGGGACCACTACCCAAGCCGCCCTGTCTAAATCCGTCAGCGGTTAGCGTTTCGTTGTAAGTGTCTTGACAATGCAATGAAGCGTATTCTATGCGCTGCAACCACGCAATTTCTGTATATACACGATACACGCCAAGGTGAGTGCCGTTTTTACAATAAGGTCGTGCGCCAGCCTTGCTGATAGATGTTCTTGGCATTCCAAGCATGGAATGATAAGTACCATCCCAAGCAGAATTGGAACCGTTACCGCCACGGTAACGTGCGGCATTGTCAAGCATTGTCAATATACCATCCTCACCACGCAGCAGATTGTCTGAATTATCCCACTGTAACCAGCAACCAGACACGGCTGTATTAGTGTCACGGTCAATAGTTGCATACCAAGGAGAACACGTCTTGCGTGACATTTTCACGAAACCAGGCAGAGGATATTCTGATATGGCATATAGCCACTTTGTACCCTCAATCTCAAAACGACCGAAATAGTCGGGCTTTTCAAACATCACGTTTCCATCCGTGCTGTCAATGATAGCCTTTGCACCCGAATCCTTTTTACGGCTGTCATTCTGATGCAAGTAGTATTTTACAGAGCCGTCCGCATTTTCAACGAAACGCCTCAGTTTTTTATGAATTGGTAACGTGCGGTGCAAGTCAAGATTGCCAACTCTTTTGAGCTTGTAATCCTTGCTTGTAAAATCACCTTCCACACCGTACCACATATCGTAAGGATATTGCGGTTTGGTAGAACCGCTGCCTAAAATAAGTCCCATACTCTTATACGATTTTGTTAGGTTGTTCACTCGTTCCCCAATATACCTCATACTTCTGCAAATCAATAGCGTTTGGGGAAATGTACGCTATCATTGCGGGTGTCCAATCGCCAATTGGCACAGGAAAGGCTCCACACTTTCTGTCACCAATAAGGCGGCAGTCAAGCAGCGTGTCGCTCAACATCGTGTTTTCCTTGCTACGGACATACACGGAGAACGGCACACCGCCCAAAGAGAAGCCCTTGGAAAGGTCGGCAATACGACCCTTGGCTATAATTCTTACATCTTCCATATTTACTTGGTAAATCTACACTGCAAAGGTAGTAAAAATGTGTCTAAGAAACACACTTTAAGGCATAAATCAGCAATATTTGGAGCATTTGCCCCAAAACACCGCCTAATATGGTGGCTAACAAGTCCAACCAATCCCATTTACCACCATAAACTCTGTCCTTAAACTCCATGCCACAAGCCAATCCACCCACGAATAAGACCGTGAGTAGAAAGGCACATGGAATGGCATAAAGAAAGTGCTTTTGTCTGTTGCTTTCTGTAATCCAATTCATAATTATGTTACTATTTTTAATGTATCACCGCTTCTGTAGATTTGTCCTTTTGTGTTCGGCTTGATGCTGTCAATCACATATTCAGAAAGTATTATTTTCTTTCCGCTCCAACCTCCTTTGATTTCCATCATAGGAACAAGGTTGCTTCCATTACCCAAACGATACCAACCAAACTCATAAGCAGATAATATCATTTTATTCATTATTTGTCCTGTATCAACCGCCAATTCATTCATAATGATTTTTGGTCTTCGCAAACCAAATCCTATATCTTCGGATTCTATTCTCAACACCTCGACATCATTGTTATTTACCGTATTATACATTATGATTGTATTTGAAGACGGGTTTATGACAATTCTATTACCTTTGCCAACAGTTGATATTTTTCCCGTAAAGTTTCCCTGTATATTAACATCACCAGTTTTACCATCAAGATAGCATGAGTTATTTTGAGAATATAACTTTCCGTTTTTGAATATCCAACCAGCAATATTTGCGTTCTCAGCTAACAGTAATCCCGTTGCTACACTTTCAAATTGCGCACCAAAGTTATTCCACTTTGATGTGTTCGTTGGAGCAACATTGTAGAACTCTCCCGCATCAATACGAGCAACGTAGTAAGTGCCGTTGTATTTGACTGCATCAACACGATACTGATTGCCGTAATATGTCTTGTTACTATCGTACACGCCACGATACACCATAGCTGGGCTTTTGCCATTCTCACCATCCTTGCCGTCATAAGGAGTTATACGCACAGGTTCACTCCAATTTTCAAGCAATGCGCCTGTTGCGCTTTTCTTTGCGACAATCATCCACAGATATTCAAGCGTTCCAACAGTCGGCTGTATAGTTGTCCAACCGCTCGGCTCTGCATCCGTCTTAACCAAAACGGGCGCACTATTGCGTGAGCCGTTCTTGGCAAACCTGTACTCTTGGTAGTCTGGGCGATTGTCGCTTGAATTTGCATCATAGGCGGTTACCACCTTGCCAAGTTCCAACTTTGGCATACAGATGTAAAGATATTGCGAGTTGCCCTCAATTATGATTGGCAGCAAGCGGAACAACACACATTCGGTATCAGCGAAACTTGATTTGGTCTTGAATGTAACCGTGTGCTTTACCCATGATGCACTTGCCTTATAGCCAACGGCACAATCCGCACCAATAACATTGTTCTTTTGTACACCATCCACAAACACCTTGGTTGTATCAATGGCACTTGGGAATATGTATGTATGAAATATTGCACCGTCCACTTCAAGCAATCTAATCCAATTAAGGGTTACTGTGCCTGTCCGTGGGTCTGTACTATCATACATATAAGCCGTAAGTTGGTATTCCCCATCCGAGGGGACATCATCAAAATCAAGTATTCCTACCGAATTGTATGTATTGCTGACAGCAACAGACTTACTCCATGCCCATCCTGTTTGCCAAACGAACACCCTCAACTCTTTTCCGTCCGATTTGGCTTGTGCGTCAATTCTTCCACTGAATGTAAGCCTGTACTTGCTACCCTTTTTCAGATACAATGTGCGCCTTGCAAATCCGTATGCACTGCTTGTTTCATTTATAGTCATTTTGTTTGTTCCACACTTTGCCCAAAACGAAAGGGTGTACCATGTGGAGGGTTGCAACTTCTTGACGGTAGAGGACTGCAAAGTCTGTCGCAACACTTCCTTGTAAACGGATTCAGAATATCGCTTGTCGTTCCTGTCATAGAAACAATTATGTCCGTCCACACCACTTGTATTGATGTGGGCAATGCTTGTGTCAATACCACTGCCACCATTATAGCAAGAAACGACATCCCACCTATCCAGCCTGTCCATGCTCTCAAATTCTGTTTGTTCAAGCAAGTTAGGATTCCATACCACATAATTATTCCATAGGGTGGGCTTGGAGAAAGCACCCCATTTGCCGTTTGTCTTGTGCCTTACAGACACCCATTCAAAAGGATAGTCAGCCGACACACCGCTTGGCTCATCAGTCCATCCCGTAGGCACATAGCCGTCCGTGGCAGAACTTACCAATATTGCATCGGGTGCTGTTTCCACCTCTGTACGCTTGAACACATATTCAGTGCCATCACCATCCGTACCCTTATCGCCCCATTTTGCCCAAATGACAGGCGTACTGAAAGCAGACCATGTGCCAGAACCGCTTGGCTTAGTTCTAACGCAAACCCATTCATACTGATAAGTTGCAGTTATTCCGCTTGGGCTGTCTGTCCAGCCACTCGGTACATAATCATCCTTATTTACTGAGGCGGGTTTACTTGGTGTATCGCCTGTGTTGCGCAAATAAATAAACTCTATATCTGTGCCATCTGCACCGTTTTCTCCATTCAAGCCCGTAATACGAATGGGTGTACTCCACGTTCCAAAGGTATTCGTTCTTGCATTGAGCATTGCTTGCGACATATATACAAACTTACCGCTTGTTGGGGTTGGCGGCTTTAAGCTCCACACGCTCTGCCCTATCAATGATGTTGGGTCTGTAAATGTAGGTGTGCTTGGTGTGCTGCTTTCTGCCGTATAGATGAAATAGAATGTAGAGCCGTTCACTCCATTCTTGCCGTTTGCGCCTTGCGCTACTACACCCCAATAAACAGTATTTGTTGGTACTATGCCCTTGGATGGCGTTGCGTGATTGTAACGATAGGTACACGTTGCACCACTATTGTCCGTATAAGAAACCTCATCACCATAGTAGTATATGTAATCCTTATTCCATACGCCACGGTACACGCCCAACGGAACAACATCACCACTGCCACTTGCAACGGACACGTTCTTGAGGGTTAGACGGCTCTTTGCTGACACATTCCAATCAATAGAACTTGTGCTGTCACCAATGCGGAACTTGTTTCCGTCCAAATCCAAGTAACACTCACCATCACTTGTTATGATGCGTCCCGTTGTAATGGTATTGCCATTGATGCGAGTGAAACCGTATGTGGTCTGAAAATCTCTGAAATTATCATCAGCATACAGTCTTGATATAATACCTACTTGGAAATAGTAATTGTTTGGGTCGCTCGTAGGCTCAAACTTCAATTGCTCTTGCGTCAGATACCACACGCCATTTTCGCCAGACTTGGAACACTTGGCAAACAGATAATACCCACCTGTGCTTTGCAGTTCAAAGGAGGCTTCATTCATCTGCCAGCTTCTTATTTTGTCGTTGTCAATGGTAAGGTGTGATAGTATGCCAGCGGTAGCCACAAACATATTAGGGTTGCCCCCAAAGTTAGCTTTCAGAACACAACCAGACAGGACAAACTGTTGGCTCTTTGCACCAACAGTCAGCATATTAGTGTCAATGGAGTTAGGCTTAATATTCTCCGTGTCAAAGTAGCCGTCTGTATCATATACCATATTGCGCAAGTCCTCGGTAGTTCTCCATCCCCTCCTTGCCTTATTCAAGTCACGGAGGCGGTTGTTGTTGATTACATTCTCATGGTCTATAACCGCGAGAACGGTCTGCGTCTGAATGGATATAGCGGTACTGTCTGCCAAAGTTATTTGGTAGTCATGCTCCAGCAACAGATTGCGAGTGATTTTCTGTATGCGCATTGTTTTCTCAATGCCAAAGCGAGTGTCTTTAACAGGCACATAGTCACCTACCGCAAACACGCTCGTATCTGTGTCGCTGCTAAGAGACTGCAAGAAATACAATCTGTCAAACGTAAGGGCATATTGCGCCTTTACTTGGCTTGCGTCCTTGAAATCATCGCTGCCAGCATACCACAAATCTTCTTCTGCTCTTTTCTCGTATTGTTCGGGCAGATATATGTCTGTGATTTTGTAAGTGTTGCCAACCTCTATGAAGAATGAATTTTTCGTTTCTTCTGATGGTATCGTCAAACCTCTATTATCCGTAAATGGGATAATCTTAAAAGTTTTCGTCTTATCGTCATACCCGCCTTTTGCATTGAGTTCAAACTGCTGTCCAGCCAAACGACCAGATGTAAATGTGATTTTTGCACTAACGCCATCCACAAGATACACCGTCCCTTTATCATTTTTTTTGTTAAGGTCAAAGTCCATTGTATCATCAACGAAAGCACAAATATCATCAGCAACGACTGCCGTAACCTTGCCTGTGCGCTTCGGATAGATGTTGTCATAGGTTTTCACATCTTCCTCACTGCCTATTTTGTCACGCAATTCTGCGTTTTCAATGTAGCGTTTGCTTTCATCTGAAATACCTATCATTTCAGTATTAGCCTTTACGACCGTACCATCAGCGAGGGTGTGGTCGTATTGGTTCATTCTTTGCATCGGAAGTTGCAGCCTTTCTGCATAACCTCTGTAATCGCTACGAATATTGGTTGTACCACCCTCTACCCAAAGGCGAGTGATAATAGCCTTATCGTCTATCTTCTGCTCTTTGAGGTTATACAAACCATTACCCTTGCCCCACTCAAAGAAATCAGCTCCGCTCGGTGGATTGATACGCTTGCCGAATTTTCCAATATGTATTGTACGAATACCGTTGTCTTGGGTTATCTGAAACTCCAAGTTAAACTGCTCGCTATTACAAAGGGTTTGCAATGCCTGTAAACAGTTCACCCCCGAAAACTGAATTGTCTTAGCTTCCGTTTCTGGGCAGTTGTCCTCATCAAATTTCCATACACCAGGGTAATCCCTCTCCAAGTTGTAGATTAGGACTTGTACAAATTCCTTGATTGTATATGTCAAGTCGAAAGTGCTTTTGTCGCTTTTTCCGTACTTGTCGCAATTTCGGTATATTGTCTTCATAAGGTCGTACATGACACCATAGAAGACAGGCTCGTAGTTGTAGTAACCCTCCGACACAATTTCACGGGTCGTTGTGGCTCTAATACTATACTCGTTGCCGCCTACAACAATCTTATCGCCCTTGGCAAATGAAAGCCATTCAGACGATACTATTTTAAGGGAAATGTAATCATCACCCATTAGAGAGCTTGTAAGTGTAGCCTCTTTGACGAAACAAAACGGCTCGTTTGTGTTGAGCTGTATTGTTTCGCCATTACGCTTGATTATTTGAGTAATTCCCATATAACAATGTCGTTAGTTTCAAACTTTTCAATGTCTTCAATCACGCCAGCAATGATAATGTCGTATTCGCCAGCAAGTGCGTATGTGTGTTCTACAACCGTGTCATTGCCAGCTACATTATATGTGTGCGTTCCATCTCCCCAATAAATATTGAGCAACTTAGATGAAGTAACCTTTATGCTTGCCTTTGAGTTGTCGTTAGCTGATATGTGGCGCAACACACGCTTTACGGGTTCGTCTTCTATCAGCTTCAGCTTGAATGTACCGACCATGAGGTCTGTGTTATAAGTTCCCCATGTCTTTGTAATGTCCGTATCATCAAACAAGCCGACCTCATAAACGAGAGGCTTTACCTTACCGTCATATTCGATAGTAAGGCGGTGTGTTCCATCACCATCGAACAAAGCCATAAATCGGCTGCACCACTCAACGAAAGCACTGCGACCACTTGCCTCAAGGAAACAGTCAAGCGTGATAGTGCGCTCCTTGTACCGTTTTCTTTTCCTGTCACGGACAATGCCGTGGTAGTTGTCATAATCAACTTGGAGAGCTTCTTTTTGGGCAAGTCTGCCAATAATTCCGTCCGACTTTGAAACGGACACACCATAATCTTTGAAGTTCACGCCATCAATGTAGTATTCCACATCGTTGTTGGCTTGGGCTTTCATAATGTCGGCTTCTGTCAGAGCCACATCATACACCTTTACCTCATCAATGGTTGCAGTCGTTGTCAGCAGCTCATCAGTGCATAGGCTCAAACCTTGCGGATTGCCACCACCAAGAGAAACAATGCTTACACGTTCTCCGTCCAGATATACGCTCAATGTGTCGCTATTACGAACAAATGCGATAAAGTACCATTGCTTTGGCACAACATCAATCCATTGTTCACGATAGTTTTCTACACCAAGTAAATTCACCACCCAACCAATACGGCTTTGTGTTGTCATTACATAGGCAGACAGCGTGAAATTTCCGCTAAACGGTATGGTTTGTGCGGTCAGACACTCACCGCCATTCAGAGAAAGAGCCTTGCCCTTCTTGGAATTTCTCGTAAATGTCGCTCCATCTGAAAGGATTGCATCAGCACGGCTTGTTGAAAAATCATAAGCCTTATTGCCATCGGGGTCATCAAATGGCAAGTAAAGTTTCAAGTTCTTATCTACCATATCAGTATGTAGTTTTATTGTTAAAGTTCACAATCACATTGCTTGGCTTGTCACCGTCCACAAAGTCAATGTCGGTGTTCGTGCCATATACATTGAGGATAACGCTTACATCATTGCCACCGACAGACAAATGCAACCTTGCACGGTCGAAAATATCAATAGTGACAACAGCATGGTCTGACACATTAACGGCTATTTCAGAGGTGTGTCGTATGTATATGCGTGACACGCTATAACCGTCATACTCCAGCATACCCCTACAAGCTCCATTAAGCACCAAATCTGCCTTATTTGCGAGTGTTGGCATATCTTCATCAATGAAGACACCGAAAGGCTCGCATACGCCCTTAAAATGCGTCCTTAGAAAATCAAGCGTTGGGAAGTCTTCGGATATACAGAAGTCAATGCCCTTGATATAGAGTGCGACCAATGCCTCCGTACCCAAGCCTTTACGCAATTTCATTTGCCAAAGGCGGCACAGCCCTTTGTCTGTGCCATCCTTTTTCAGTTGTTCTACAAGTTCCATAATTACGATATACCTTGTGATAGTAATGAGTTGTCCTTTGTTTCAATGCGCCTAAGCGTGTTTTCAATGTTTTGCAGCCGTTCAGCCGACAAAGCGGTGTTTCTCGCTATCTCCGACTGTTGCAACAACTGTTCACGCATCACGCTCGTTTGTTCGCCTTGGTTAATGATGAAAGCGTTGAGCCTACCAGCAATCACACCGCCCGTTTCTTCACTCATTGAGGTAACGGCTCCCGTAAGTGGGTCGCTCGCTGTTTCATCAACATCTTTAATCCAATCACCCACGGCTTCCAATCCAGCTTTGAACTTTTCACCCGCTGCGTTCGCTTGGCGTTCAAACTCTTTCTTTTCTTCATCAGACAGCACACCGTCTTCCATAGCTTTTCCAAGATACTCAACCGCATCATTGATACCTTTAGCAAGAAAATTTCGCTTGAGGGCTTCTACAACAGCGTTTTTAAGCACTTTCTTTGTCGTTTCTCCCAAAGCCTTTGCCGCATCCTCACCAGAGCAATAAGCATCAACAATTGCATCCGCAAATTCATCAATGGCACTCTTTACATCAGTTCCAGCGAATGTTTCCATCATCTGTTGGTCTAAATCCTCGATTTGCTGATTGATTTCCTCAATCTGATTTTCCCATTCTTTGATTTTGTTGTTGTCGGTTTTCTTTTTGCTCTTTTCTGCCTGTATCTGTTGGCGCATAAGTTCCTGTTGCTCTCGCAATGATTCCTTTTGCGATTGCCACAGAGTAAGCATATCGCCACCCTCCTTAGCCTTGTTAAGTTGCGCATTGAGCTGCTTTATCTGTGTAGTCAGTTTGGCATACTGTGCGAAGTCCCACGCTTTCTTGGCAACCTCACGTTGTTTTTCCAACGCTGCGATTTGGTCTTTAATAGCCTGTATGTTCTTTTCGTAGCCTTGGCGTTCCTCATCATTGAATACCCAATAGGTATTGTTGAAAGCTCGCTCCAAACGTGAGTAGGCTGTTTGCAAGTTGTCTATCTGCTTTTGTAGGTTCTGTATTCGCTTTTCGTACTTTTTATCGTGCAACTTAGCGAATATGCCAACCACAGAAGTAACAGAGGAAACCATGCCTGTTATACCGCCCAATATGTCACCGCTCATAAACTTGCCGACAGAAGCAGCAGCATTGTCCAACTGTCCCATGAGGTCTATTGCAGTACCCAAGCCGTCAGCTACGCCATCCATGCCCAACGCATCAAACATTGATTGCAAGGACGAGGCGCAATCCGTGCTTATGCTCGTTACTTTCTGAATGGAGTTGGTAATTCCTTGTGATGCCGACTTGACATCTTTCTTGGCTTCATCAACACTCTTTTGCGTTCCCTTGCCGCTTGCAAGGTCTGCCTCGGCTTTCCTTAGTTTCTTCTTAGCTGCCAGATAATCATTGAAGAACGTGCCAAGTGCCTTGAACGGGTTAAGTTCTTGAATACGGTTCTTGGCTTGGTTCAGACTATCAATAACAGCCTTGTAATCAACAGGGCTTAGTTTGAGGTTGCCAGCATTGAGTTGTTTCTGTATATCACTTATCAGCTTTTGTATTTGAGCGACAGTAAGCGTGTCAATGTCCGTAAAGAGGTTTTTCCAGCTTTCAGACTGTTGCAAGAATGACATATTGAGTGCCGACAATGCCTCTTGCTCCGCTTTATTGATTTGTGCCAGACGCTCCGCATCGCCCATTTTCTCGGCTTGGGTGCGAAGTAAAGCGTACTGTGTGGTGATAGACTGCCTTTGTTCCTCAAAGGTGCGGAAATCATCAAGCACGGTCTTTTGCAGTTCCTTTTGCAAGTCTGCATCCTGTTGTGACAGGACAAGGCTTGCCTCGGCTCTTTCGTCTGTGCTGACAATACCACTTTCTCCATTCTCCAGCTTGGCTTTGGCTTTTGCTACGGCTTCAATCTTTTCTGCAAGGGTTTGGCACTGACCGATAGAGTCACTAACTTGCTGCTTGAACTTTTCAAGTGCTGTTTTTTCACCGTTCAACTCGTCACGTTGGGTTGTTAGCGAGATAAGATAATTACCCTCACCCTCGGTTAGCTTAGTGCCACCATTCCGCTTTTCTTCAAGTTGGGCAATTTCATTTTCAACATATTGCTTGTATGAATTACCATCAGTCAGCAACTTTTCAAACTGCTTATCGGCTACTTCCTTGCCCATATTTTGCACCCAACGGAAATATAGCTGATACTGCTTTTTCTTGTAATCAAGTTCACCCTCAAACAGCTTATTCTGCGATTGGGCGTAACTTGTATTTTCAAGATTGCGCCTTTCCTGGAAATTTGCCTTTTCGAGCATAGTAAGACCCTTTTTGCCAGCTTTCTTACGAGCCTCTGCAAGTTCCTTTTCTTCTTTGTCTATCTGTTGGAGAGATTGCTTGTGCTGCAAATCGAGTTGCGCCTTGCGTTTATCGTAGCCATCCTCCATAACTGCAATTCTTGCTTCTTCAAGTCGCTTTTCCGCTTCAAGTTGCTTTTGTTTCAGACTTTCAGCATTACGTTGTGCGTCATTTGCACCGCCATGACTACGACCACCGACACCACTTCTTTTCTTGCCTTTACCCGTAGCATTGTCTAAGCGTGTCTGTAACTTTGTTATCTGATTGTTGTAATCATTCCAAGCCTTGCTGCCAAGTTGTGCCTCACTCCTAAGCTGTTTTAACTTTTGAATTTCTGCACTAATACCACTTTCTGTATTGAGGTCATTTTGATGCTTGGCAATTTCGTCATTTACCGCTTTCAACAAGGAAAGCGCATTTTCAAAGCCATAGGTCTTGCAATCAATCGTTACTTCTTTTCCATCCAGCTTGCTTGCAATATCGTGGAGTTCATCAAGACTAAGTGTTGCAACATTAACCTTTGGTGCAGTATCTTGTGCATTATCGCCCATTCGCTTATAAGAATCCGCAGCTTTATTTGCCGCATCTGTTTGGCTTTCAAATGCTTCTCTTGCCTTTATTGCTTGGTCTATTATACCGCCATCACCAGAAAATACATCTTTGAATGTGTCCGTAAGCCAATCGTACTTAGTTATAAATTTAGCATGGTCTTCATCAACCCCCGCATCTTTCAGAATATCGGTTATTTGCTGCCTAAGTTGTTCTTTAGCTTCTGCCTTTTTTGCATCATCAAGTTTCACCATCTTAGGCAAGGCATCTTCTATAACTTGGTTAATTTGCGTGGCAAGAGGTGTGGCAATTTCTTGAATATCCTTACTGTCACTACTCCAGCCCATACCTAATATGTCACTCCAATTATAATGATGTGCCTCTTTTAACTCTTCAAGCGTGGTCTTGCGCAAATTATCCAAGGAGTTTGCATATCCTTCTTTGGTATCGTCAAGCGCATTTGCACGGGCTGTTTCAGCATTGTTCGCTTTTATCGCATCAGTAAGACGCTTATAAGCCACTGTTATATCATTAACGCTTGCGTTATTATCAAGTGTCGCTAAGTTGTGTTCTTTTAGCTTCTCATTCAGTTCATCAAATGCTTTCTTATATGCACCCGTTCCCTTTGTTGTGTTCATAAGTACGGAATGAAGCACCTCCAAGTTCGCAAGCTGTTTTTCGCCCGTGTCACCAAACTTATTCATACTTTCTGTTGCATCATCGGTACTATCGCTAAACATTGTAAAGGCACTATACACAAGCCCAATAATGGATAGAATTGCACCGAATGGATTTGCAGCCATTGTAGCCCAAAGAGCTTTTAAACCAGCCATTAGCTTTCCTGTCGCAACGGAAAGAATATTTGTCGCTGCCGTCTGTGCTGCCTTTGCGCCTGTATCTGCAATAGATGCCGTTCTTGCTTGTTGTGTTGCTAATGTTTCAAGTTGTTTCTTCTTAGTGTAAAAGTCAGTCTGTGCAGAAAGAGCCGCCTTTCTTGCTGCGGATTGGGTATCTGTTGCCGCCTCAAGTTTCTTTTGTGCGCTTGCTATGGCGGTTGCATCACCAGACTGTTGCGCCCAATACACCTCGTATCTTGCTGCTTCTGTTGCTTGTGTAGCTGCAATGGCTTTGGCTTTTGCAGCTTCCACACTACGAGCTGCCGCCTTTACATCAGAGCGCATAGCTTCAATCGTTTGTGTTTGGTTCGCCATTTTAGCCTGTGCCTCTTGAACGATTGCTGCTCTATAAACCGCACTCTTTGCTGTAAGGTTCTGCTTTGACAAAGCCAAGCGTTGTTCTGCTGTCATAACGCCCATAGCAGCCGCCTCATATCCGCTGCTTGAAGCGGTTAAATTGAGGTTGGCAAGATATTCCTGCTGTTGTGCTGTCAGTAGGCTCTGAATGGCTGCTATGCGCATTTGTTTCACTATCGCAGACTGTTCTTCGGCTGTCAGTGTTGTTACAAGTGCATCATAATTGGCTTTCTCGGCTGCTGCCATAGCCTTTTTTTGATTTGACACCTCGCCTGTCAGTATGGCTTCGGCTTTCATCAGTGCAAGTTTGGCAGTCCGTGCCGCATTATCAAGTACGGCAATTCCTGTGTAGCCCTTGGTGGCTACACTTGCAAGAATGGTGGCTGCTTTGACAGAACCATAGGCGATAGCAACTGATTTGAGTATGCGCACCACATCGTCCATGTGTCCTACAAGGTATGTTGCACTTTCTATTCCAGCCGACAAAGCCCCCTCGGATTTCTCGCCTAAACTATTGAGCGCACTATCCCATGCGTCTTGTAAGTTGGCAATCTGTCCTGTCAGTGAAGAACTTTGTTTCTCCATGAGCTGATAGAATTGACCGCCAGCATTAGTCATTTTGTTAAGGACTTCCTCAACATCTGGGAAGCCAATCTTTCCAGCCGAAACCATTTCGTCAATGCCTTTGGCTGTTGTATGGTACTTTTCGGCAAGCTCTTGCACAAGTGGAATACCTCTACCCGTGAACTGCCTTACATCTTGGGCGTACAAACGACCTTGTACCATTGTTGTACCATACAGATAGATTATATCATTAAGCGGAATGGACAAACCACTTGCAATGTTACCAAGGCGCACAAGCGTATCATTCACCTTTTCGGCACTGACGCCATAAGCCAAGAGTTGTTTTGCACCCTCTGCTACGCCCATGAGGTCGTAAGGCGTTTTTGCAGCCGTATTAACCATCTGCTGCATTAAGGCAGTGGCTTTTTCCTCACTGCCTAACATCGTACCAAAGGCAATCTCTAACTGTTGGAACTGACCTCTAACGGACACAATGCTACTGACAAGGTTATTCATACCCTGTCCCACAAGATAGTAGGTTATATATTGCCCCGCTCTCTGCGCCATTTGCTGAAAGGATTCCTCAACCTCTGCGGCTTCCTGTGCTGCCGTATTGGAAAAGTCCTTAATGTGTCGTTCCATAGCCTGTGCCGACACATTGAAATCGTCTATGTCAAGGGTAGCCTTAAAAGCCAATCCACCGCCTATATTTTCCATTTAGATAATTCCTTTGATATAGTTCTTAATATCTTCTTTTGTTTTTAGTTCGTGGCGTTCAATCTTGCTTTCATCAATAACATTGCCGTCTTCGTCAGTTGGCAAGTCCTTTGAACGTGGTGCATCTGCAATCATCAGTTGCACATTGAGCCACGAAATACCCCAAAGCAAGTAATCATAAGACCACCCATAACTACGCATGAGTTCGCCACGACTACCCCAAGGACTATTAAGTCCTGTTACTCTATCCGCTGCGCTTCGGGTTCGGTTTTCGGTTTGGTCGTTCCTACTTCCCGTATCAATCGAATAGAGCTGATAAAACCCGATGGGTTCATCATCTGACTAATAACGGCTGCGAGCTTGCGCAAACGCTCCACTGTAAGATGTTCAATGAAGAACTTGGTTAGCTCTTTTACCGCCTTGCTGTCTTTGTCGGCAACGGAGGGATTGTTGAGAACCGCAACGGCTGCAATCTCTGCCATCTGCTTTATATACTTGAATAGTCGCTTGCTTTCCTGTATCGGCTGTTCCTGTATGGTCTTTTCATCATACTCAATGCCTATATACATCTGGCGCAATCGGTCTATTGTTCCGAGATACAGAGGCTTTATGTTGAAATGTCGCATATACACTTCTTTCATGCGTTCAGTTTCAACATCTGGTATCTCCACAACTGACACATTCCAACTTTTAGGAATACGCTTGTCGTGCCAAACCTTTGTGCGTTTTGGAAATGTACGTTTAAGGAAATTGTACCATTTTGACGGCTTTACTGGGTAAATCTTCAATGGCACAGAGAACTTGCAACCCATTTGCAACAGGGCTTGCAGTGCCTTTTCCTCTAAATCCAAACGCTGCTCTCTTGTCAGTTCTTTCTGTTCTTGATTGTCTTCCATTTCGTTGTAAAGTAAACAAGCCCCCTAACCATTTTAGGGAAAGGAGGCTTGAATTGGTAAGTTGTTATTACGAGGTTATCCCGCCTTTGTCGGGTCTGTTATAGTTTCATCAACCGTTAGCTGGTCTTGGAACTTGATTTTCATCGGTAAAAGGCAGATACCCTTTGAAGAATAGGTAATCTCAAAAGAGGGAACGATACAAGCGTTAGGACAGCCCACAAACAATCCCTCCTCTGGCTGAAGCCATATTGCCCACTCCTTGTAAACAGGCTTGCGTGGACGCAACCATTTACGCTTTGGCTTAGTGCCTGTTACTGTACCACCGAAATAGCGAGCCATAAGCTCCATGTCGGGGTCCATAAGCGTAAGTTCAACCGTGGTGACATAATCACCCATAAGTGTAATGCGCTTGTTTGATGTTTCAGACTTGTGTTCCGTTGTTTCTACATCATCGTCTTTCAGGGTGCAAGTGTCTTGGTACACATCACCTAAATCAAGCCAAGCATTACCATTGGGGGGCATTGCTCCCGCTGTTTCGCTTGCTGGGGCTACATAGATTTTCTTCAAGCCCATAGTCGAAAGTATTGGCATAACTTATTAAATTTAATTGTTTGACTTCTTTTCTCTAACAACAATATCCAAAGAGAACGACACAAAATGCTCGTTGTGGTTTGGTTCTTTCATTGGTGGGTTTATTAAACCAATATTCCAATTGTAACCGCAACCATGCTCATAATGGTTTTGCAGTATCTCCATAGCAGCCTTGCGCAACTCTATGAGCCTTGCAAAGTTGGTATGAAAAAGAGCCTTTCCACACCCAACGCCTTGCGGAATGTCTGGCACATGAATATTGACATTGATACTACCATTACGCACAGACCCCTCACCATCAATAGACCTTGGCACTATAATAATGCCCTCCTTGGAGTAGTCCTTTCGTTGGTAGTCGGGATTTTCTGCATAGTCGGTATTCACCTCCATGCCGTCAATCAGCATTTGGCGTACCTTGATTGCTATTTCTTCTGTCGTTATCATAATACATTGCCAAATAATTCATCTGCTTTTCTTTTCGCTTTATCCATGAGCTTTTGCATCGCCTTTGGAAAATCTGTCTTTGCTTTGAGTTCTGCGGGCAGAATGACATTGTAACCTCTTGCCTCCACATAAGCGGCATAGTTCATTCCAGCGACAATGATAAGTGAGAAAGAGTTTGAAAGCGTTTCTGCCATTTTCATAGCCACTTTCAGCGCATTGTCTGCGCCCTCTCCCTGTTGGACTGCACCACCAAAGTCAATGATTTCACCATTGCGCACCACTGCGTAGCCTATTGAGTTGGTTAGGTTGCCTGTTCGGTCGGTGTAATTATGCTTATCCTTTGCATACTTGGTGAGTTCTTCACCTAAGTATTTCAATAGGGAAATGGCGGCTTCTTCCAATCGTTTTTGAAACAATCGGACTTGTGCGCCTATCGCATCATCACCAAACATCGGAGTTATCCCCATATCTCAATGTATTTACGGTTCATGTTATCAACACCCGAAACAACAAACTCGTCTATACCTCCATCTTCGCTTGTAATACGCACCGTACAACCAATAGCCAACACACCATCAAAGTATTTGGGAATAAACACATCATAGGTGTAAGCATATATCTGTCCGTCCGTGCCTACTACTTGCTTGGCTGGAATAGACTTGTCTATCTGACATTCACACCCTTGCAAGAAAGGTGCTTTGTCATTCGGAATGGCAAAGCCTGTCTTTGGGTCGGTCTGTACGCTGCCAACAGGCTTGTATTCAAAAGTTCCGTTAGTTCTCATAGCCTACCACAGATTAGAGCCGTCAGTAATTGTTGGTACTTCATCGAAATTCTCCAAGTCCAAACCGTTTTCACTGCAAATAGCCTTGATACGCTTGCGCAACATATCCACGTTGTAGCCTTGTGAGGATTTTCCGAGGCTATCGCTACTAAGAACAACCATTTGGGACAATACCTTTACGGCTGCTTGTGCGACAATCCTTTTATCCGTTGTAGGGTTGTAGGGCGTTTCTGTGTCGCTCACTCCAACATCGGATAAGGCTTTCATCATAGACAGCTTACTTGGCACATACGGCTCAATTTCAGCGGTCAGTGCTTGGATTTTCGTTAGTTCCATATACTGTTACTCTGTTACGTTGTTGTCATTCTCGTTAAGGTATTCGGCAAGTTTCTGTGCCTGTTCTTCTGTCAGCTTGCCAAGAGCGTTTGAAACGCCACGTTCTTTCACGTTGGATGCAAGTCTTACACCGATAAGTGCAAGACCCTCTTTCAGCGTTTCAAGCTGATAGGCAGTGCCATTGAATACAACAGAGCCTTTTGTGATGTTTGCATCATCTTTGGGCGCATTATCATCATTAGCATTGTTGTCATTCTCGTTAGGCGCATCTGACAGGGAAACAATGGCGCAAAAACCACCGCCAACAAGGGCGTTGATACGCTCCACATCAGCAGAGTGTATCAATTCGCCTTTGTCCATAACCTTGTCTTCCACCTTGCCGTGAAATGGTTTGATAACTTTCAGTTCCATACTCGAAAGGTTTAGAGTGAGACAAGGGTAGAGTTTGCATCGTATGCCGACTTGGTGATATAGTAAGGCACAACACCGTTTGCATCGGCTTTTACCTCTTTCTCATCAAATCCACGCACCTGTGCGCATACAATCTGTCCCATCTCTGTAATGAGTGGCAACAGACGGGCTGCGCCCTCTGTGTACTCGCCAGCGGTCTGTCCCGTAGATGCACCCGTGCGCCACTTGGAAATGCGAATACCATTGCCAGCATTGATGTAGTCCACGTTGTCTTCCTCGATAAGCTCACTGTCTTCAATGGCGGGCTGTATCTCACCAATGACGCCAGCGGGCTTGATAGCGATAAAGTTAGGATTCCATGGCTGTATGGCTGTGCGCTTGCCATCCTTGTCAATACCCATCTTGCGCTTAATCACCGTGATAGGCGGGATTTCGTTCTCTTCAAGCAATGCGTTAAGTTCGGAAGCTTTTACGACCTGTGCCTGTTTGTCTGTGCCATGAGCGAGCAAACGTGTGGTAGAGTCCATGCGTAGCCAAGTGTAAAGCTCTTGCGACATGAGAATTTCACCAGGCTCAATGCCACGGTTACGCAAATCAGAACAAAGAGTAGAAAGCCACAAAATAGGAATGAGCTTACCAGCCTTAGTGTTTGCAGTTGTCCAATTGCAAACACTGACAATCTTATTCTGTTCTTCCATTTTGTAATCAATCTCATAAGAGCGACCACCAGGATTGTTGAGTTCGGGCTTGAACTGTGCGATACCCCAATTTGAGAAAGCCATAAGGCAAATAAAGTCCATTACGTCCTTACAGCCAAGATATGCGTCTTGAATGTCATGGGTAAGGGTCTTTTCAATCTGCTTAACCTTGTCAGCCTCTTTGAGGTGTGAGTTCTCGTAAACTTCCTTTAACTTGCGGTAGTCACGGGCATACATCGGGAACTTGTGTCCGACACGGGGAATTTCCTTAGTCCAGACATCAAAGCCGTCTGTTCTACGCATTGGAGAAGGTGACTCATCAGCCAACAGAGTAGCCATGAAACGGAGGTTGTATTTACCAACGATAGCCTCGGCTGTCAGTGACATCTGAGGCGTGTTGTAGGTAAACCAACTATCAGAGTACATCTTCTGAAAGATTGTAGCTTCCTTTTCAGAGGCTTTGTCGAAAGTCTTTCTCCATGTTGCCAATAAGTCCAAAGGCGCACCATTCTTATGCAGTCCTTTGAATGTTGTGAAAATGGATTTCATTGTACTTTATAATTTAGTTATTTTATGATTAGTACGACTGCGTGAGCTTAACGTGCGGATTGGCAGATAGGAACATTCCCGTGCTGTCTTTCTGTGAAGACGGAATAGGCGGCACACGCCTTTCATACAATGCGTATTGCATTGTGTCTGCCGACACATCAACGCCTGTTTCAAACTCGCTAACCTCGTACTCACGGAACAACACAGAGTTAGCCTTGCCACGTTCTGCGGCATTGTTAGAGCTGTCCTTGACTACCTCTGTAAGCACATCGCCAGCTTTCAGTCCTGTAATGGCAGCACTAAGCGTTACGACATACACGTTACCCGTGTTGTTAAGGCAGTTGCCGTTGTCAATGGCAGTGATAGTAGGAGCGGAGGCAAACGTGCCTGTAACAGCACCGACCTTTAACACACTATCACCAACAGCGAAACAAGGAGCGTAAAACTCATCAACGTAGAGCGTTACTTTCTTGTTGTTCTCGTTGTCCACCTCAACGACTTTTGCAGTCTTGATTACTTGCACCTTTCTTGTGGTTTCGTTGAAAATGGCGAGTGTTCCAGCAGGGACTACATCACCCACACGGAACTTCTGACCCTCCACATCAAGATTGAAGCCACCCTGTACGATAGACGGGCTACCTGTAAAGATAGGGCGCATACCCGTAAATGAAGCTGTCTTGCGTTTCATCTGTTTGTTTTATTTTACGGTTATAGACTCCAGCAAAGCGTCAGCGGCTTCATCAACCTGTTTTTCGCTTGCTGCCTTGGCACCATCTGCTTGGTTAGACATAAGACCGTTGGTAATACAGTCCTGTTTGAGAGCCGACACCGCCTCCTCCACATCTTCATCGTCAGAAATGGACTTAGCGAGCCTGTCACGAAGAAAAGCGGGGATTTGGTGCTTTTCAAAAGCGGCATTGATTGTAGCCGTGCGTTCGCTGCGGCTCTTTTCCGCTTTCATCTCATCAATCTGCTGTTGCAGTTTCTTGATAGCCTCAATTTCTTCTGAACTGCCTTTACCGCCACCATTGCCATCCTTGTTGTTTGGGTTGGGTTCTTCACCCTCACCGTCTTTTGGCTTTGGTTTCGGATTGCCCTTTGTCTTGTTCGCCCACCTTGTAGCCTCGCTCTGGCTTGCTGTTGCCACAGAGAGAATGAGGTTTGCGGTGCTTTCGATTGCGTCATTGTCGGTAGAATCATCTGCCACGCTGCCACCCATAGCCTCGGTTATCGCTGTCAAATACTTCTCCGAAAGACCCGTGTCTTTGCACTTGTCTTTAACCTTTGCAAAAAGTTCTTTGTTCATATTTTAACTGATTTATACCCCTCATTAGGAGTTGTTTATACTCTATGTTTACAAAGATACGCATTTTATTTAATAATGTGTTCATACAACACAGATGAATTTTACTTGGTAAATTCGGGGTTTTAGCGGCTAAAACATTCACCAAGTAAATTTTTTCGGCAAATTTTCCCAAAAATATTTGGTTTATTCAATAAAACACACTACTTTTGCAATGTGTTCAGAGAACACAGATAATAGACCGAATAAAAAATAAGTTTATGAAAGCAATATACGCAAAGGACATAAAGGCGATGGTTAAGCAGTTTGACCTCAACGAAGCCGAAAGCGACTATCTCAACGACATAGCAGAAGCTATCAACAAGGAGCGCACAGATTTATGTGAAGACATACAAATGACACTTCTTTACGGCTCTTACTCAAAGTCAAAGAGAAACGCAATCAGAGCGTTGCTTGTTTACTTTGGTGCAAAGGCACAGAAAGAGAATGAGCTATACAGGAAACTTGATAAAACCTGTTGGGAAATTGCAAAGGTGTTGAAATGCGGCTCTTACCAAGTCATGCAATGGATTAAGGGTATTGCTTGCACAAAAGACCGTTTCGGGAAATTCGTTGAGTGTTCGGATACATTCGGATTGAATTATTTGGAAATAGAATAAAGGTAACGCCCCGCCTAACCAACGAGGCAAACAAAACAATACAGAATTATGGATGCAACAATAAATCAAGTACAGGAAATAGTGTCAGTTCTGACATCAGACGAACAGCAGCTACTCAAAGACACCATCAACTACGGTTCATGGGGCGATAGTGATTGGGAGTTTCTTGATGATAACGAGAAAGTGGAAACTGTTGCAATGTATGGTTACTGCACCAATGACGCTAAGAGGGCTGGACATTTCAGCGGAAGAAAGGTATCTTCTATGTTCCGTTCTATGTATAAGAAGCTATGCCCAACAAATCACAATCAGATAGGCAGATACATTTCACACTGTAACGATTGGTGGGGTGATGGTAGTGGAGATATGCTGTTCATCAGAACAGGCTACTACAACGCCTTTGAGGAATGGGCAAGAAAGAAATAAGTAAATAGACCGAACGAGGGTATAAGGTTTTCGTCAAAGAGTTAAGATAGCATAAGGTAACGTGGGGCTAACCACCCCACACAAACTATACGGGCATAATATAGCGCACATGAAAACAGGAACATCTAACTACACGCCTAAGTGCTTGGAGTTCGCCAAGTACTTCAAGGGGATGCAAGGTGTAACGACACACCAAAGCGAGGATATAGACTACAACGATTTTTCGGGGACGGTCTATGTAAACCGCAACGAGTTTGTCTGCATAGACCAAATGGAAGAAAGCGGTTACATGGTGTATATAAACAACCCCAACGGACACGATGGGGAACAATGGGTGTTCGGGTACTACAAGACATTTGGCAGAGCCTTAAAGAAAGCAACTGCAATCGTAGAGAAAAGAGAATACCCAAAGCCGATTGAAATTTGGTAATAACAACTAAAACATACTGACATGGCAACATTAGCAATCAAAATTCCCAAATGGGACATTGAAGAAGAAACGGGCTACAAGCCTTTCACTACATTTTGGCAAGATTTCTCCATTGCCGACACATACGGCTTGCAAGCCATTCAAGACACGTTCAACCGTGCCTTTGATGCGTGGAAAGACAATTACAAGTACCTCACAGAACTTGTGCTTGTACTCAATCACAAGATATTCCACCACTATGTAGAGAAAGGCACAGAAGAAGAAAACGAGAAAGCAACTCTTTACAATGAGATTTGGAACAAAGCCAACGACTACGCATTGGAAAACTTGCAAGGTGAGCAAGCTGATTACTTCTACCACTTAACAGATTAAGCTATGGAGATAACAGTAACAGTGAAACTGACAGAGGGTATGGTGTATGATGCGATGAAAGAAGCAGTACAAGAGTTTTTCACGAACTTGCCCTCACAAGAGAATAAGACAGGCTTGTTAAAGCATAGTCTTTGGAGCCAGATACTACGCAATGGCAAGCCTGTTACAGATAGCGACATTGAGCCACTGAAAGAAAATTCACTTGGTGAAGAAACAAAGTATAGCGTAATACTATACCGTGGCACAAAGGAAATAGGAACAATTCAAATGTAAGGATATGGCTAAATTCAAAAGAATAGATACAGGCGAGATTGTAAATATTGTTTTTTGGGGTGCAAATGGGACTTTCACAAACTACTACGACAGCCAAGGTAAGTTTCAACACACCGACCTTAACAGATACAATTATTTTGAGGAGATAATAGAAAGCTCACAAAGCGGCATTGATTGGGAGCAACGAAGATACGAGATAGCAAAGGATATGCTTTGCGCTATCTATATGGACGATGGCAACGAAAAGCGTAGTGATTGTTTAGGAAAAAAAATCGAGTATCAGAGTTTAGAGGGCAGCGCAAGGGAAGCTGTCAGATACGCTAACGTACTAATTGAAGAACTTAAAAAGTATGATAATGGATAAAAAGACATTCTTTCATAAGGTAAGCCAAATGCGAGCCGCACAGCGTGAATACTTCAAGACACGGAGTAGCGCAGCACTCGCCTCAAGCAAGTTGTTGGAAAGGCAGATTGACGAAGAGATAAAGCGAGCCAAGGCGATAATGGCTGCAAAGGCAAAACTCTTTTATGAGCTTGTGAACACAGACCCACAGACAAGCCAAGAATGGCTCAACGACCATATCAGAGCAAGCCTTGATTACTTTTTCTGTGATGCGGAATTTCAACATCAAAGTGAGTTAAGCAGTCATTTCCACGACCACGGATTTAGTGGGGCATACGATTTCCCTACACTCGTTATTAACGACATGGGCGATACATCAGACGATGATATGCTTGAATTTAAGTACGAGTACATCAACCACAAGTATTATGTAACATTCTTAAACAGACTGAAAGGTTAGAACTATGCAAAAAAGAAGTATTCGATTTCGTGGCAAAGCCACAGGAAAGGGCAATATCCCTACAAATTGGGTATATGGTGGCGGTTGTTTCGCTGTATGTGGCAACACATTCATATTTGCCGACCCAACCCCTAAATTTATGGGTAATGGTGTGTATGAAGCAAAAGCTATTGAAGTGCGCTTTATATGTCAGTCCACAGGACTGCACGACATATTCAAGTCAGAAGTATTCGAGGGCGATGTGGTACGTTTGGACGGAAACGAGAAGTACACCTATGTCATTGAGTGGAGCGAGAAACACACGGCTTTCTTGGCACGTTGCATCCAGACAAAGACAGGACTTGCAAACCTTACCCCATTCGTACCGATTGAAGTAATAGGCAACATATACGATAATCCAAACTTGCTGAAAGGAGAAAACAAATGAAAGACAAAAGAATAATGCAAGCAGCCAACAAATATGTTGGGCATGAACCTAAAGCAGACGAGGGTATCTACATTTCGGCAAAGCGTGAAGGTTTTATAGATGGTGCCAAATGGTTTGATAATGCTATTTGGCACAGTGCAAGTGAAAGACCAGAAGAGGGAGAACAAATCCTTTACATAGTAATAGATGAAGATGAAATTGTTGATGCGAAAGTAACCATAACAGCCCTGTACGATTTCATACCGTGGAATAAGGTCATAAGTAGCTTTCATATCAGCAAGTGGTGCTATCTTGCCGACATACTACCGAAAGGAGGCAAATTATGAATCACGGATATTGCAAAAACTGTTTTTGGTACAATCAAAATTAAATAATATTATAAATCGTTATGACAAACAAAATTAACATTGAGAATTATATACAGCGTTTGAAAGAATGTCAGAGTATGGACGATATAGAAAGTGCTCATGCTGACGCAGACAAGGTTTTGGAAGAAGTCATACTTAAAGAGCTTGGTGACGATTTCACACAGGTTGTAAATGAATACAAGAAAGTACCCAAATGGTATGCGTAAACTTATTAAAGATGAAGACACTAACATTTGATGTAATGCTCGATTGGCGTTTTATCTGCACGTTGTTCTACAAGTATTGCCCACTGTTCCCAATAGACAGTGAAGAACTCGTAAAGTTCGTTCTTGAAAAACGCCCTACATTAAAGGGCAAACCTTTTCGTATCGCTTTTTAATCGAAAAATAGTAACTTTGCGGAAAAATGGCATATTGTGATATTATAAGCATGGAACGCCCGCCTGTAACACGGGGCGAGTTCTTGGATATAGAAAGAATCAATGTGATTAGTTGCACAACATATCCAGATTGCTCTTACAGAGAACGTGTAGAGTTGTCATTTGTCCCATGCGGGAAAGATGGCATGAGATATGGCGTTGATAACACAAAGCGCATTGTTGTCAAACTTGATGTTGAAACGGGATATATACCATTCTCGGAAACAGCAAATGCGATGAAAGCCGCCTTAATATCCAAGGTTAAGAATATACGGAATATTGATATTCTGATAAAAGCATTTCAATACAGAAAATACTATTGTGAAGTATGACACTACAAAGAAAAGTTATCCACGTTGAATTGAATGAGCCGTACAACAATAAGCACCATTGGTATTTCGGCAGCATATTAGCAATATACGACACTCTGCCTATTGATGTAGTTGGCATAGCTCATACATCATTGTGGAATGTGCTTTCTAAGAATGGGAAGTACACAACGAAGACTGCAACAATAAGGCTTGGGGTTCTTCGCACGAAGCAAACAAACAGGGGAAGAAAGAAATAATGCTACAAAATATTTTCTTTTCAGAAATTTGTTGTATCTTTGCAATATAAATAAGGCTCTCAATTGGGAATCAGCGTGGATTGTAGTTCCACGAAAACAATACCAATGGTGAGCCTTATTTTTTTATTCTATGTTGTTCAATATGGAGGGATTGTCCGAAACACTCCATATAAGGCAAGTTCCGTCATGGAAATGCCTAACGATTATCCAACACTTATTACCGCCTATTTCCGTTTCAAACAAGTGCATTGTAGCCGTAGCCATGTGTTCATCAGCACCACTGCCACGATATACGGAGTTATCCAGCAGACTTTGCAAATCCAACAGAGCCTCGTTCTTTGCATCCACATCACTAAACGGTTGGTTAAGCCATTCCTTAACGCTACGGTTTGACATTGTGGCGGTCAGCCCTATTTGCGACAATGCTATTTCTTTGCCAACCAGCGCATCAACAGCAAGCCGCCTTATAACCTTTCGCCTTTCCTTTGTTTCGTTGGATAGAGGCTTTCTTACGGGTCGGTAGCCGTTAAGCGCATCCGTTATGCCTTGCTCATTGTCTTTGTAGAAATAAGGTAGTGTTCCAGCACTCTTAGCCTTTTCCATGCGTTCCGCATTTTCCCTTGCCCACCTTACTATACGGTTTGGCATTGCAGTCACCTCACCAGAACACTCTACATTGTCTGGGCTTTTGCCATCAAGGATATTGTCTAACATCTTATCAAGCTCTCCATGCGTGGCAAGCACAGGCACTTGGTAGCAGCGGCAATTCGGGTGCCAGCCCGTCCACTTGAATGTCTTGGGGTAAATACCTTTCAAATCATCGCAAATGTCGGGTTCGGGATGGTTGTTGCTCAACCTAATTTCAATACCTACAACAAAGTGCATATCTTGCCAACGGTCATATTCTGCCGTTCTGTATGCAATGTTTGTTTCTGTTCTTGCAAGTCGCTGTGCATTTCGATATGAGGAACGATAAACGCCTCTGCCTGGGTGGTAATCTTTAGGGTCATCGTCAATCCACTTGTAAGACTGACTTTCCTTGTCAAACACCCTACGTTTCCACTTGCGCCCATAAATAGGGTTTCCGTTCTCATCTTCACCCACCTTTACACGAAAACGCCTGTACCATCTATCGGGGTCGTTGAGATATTTCTGAACGACAGTTGCCATTCTGTTTGCAGCCGTTCCCTCTCCAATAGCCAAATCAATAGTATTTTCAAGCTCTTTCTTGTATGCTCCCGTGTACCTCCACACTCTCTGCGACAAGTTCAAGCCACCCGTGCCTGTTTTTCTCGCAAAAAATGCGTTCATGGCTTCTTGGTTGTGCTGAAAGTATTTGGCGAAGAATGGGCTTTCAATCGCCTTTTTGCCAAAGACCGACTTAACAAGTTCGTCTGCGTGTTCGTTGGACTTTAGCCACTCCCTTTCAACACCCTTTCGTATGGTCTGATAGATACGGCTATACATATTGCGCAACATGGGCGTAACCTTTTCGCTATACCCATATTCAGCAAAGGAGAAAGGTTTTCCCTCCTCCAATTCTGTATTCTTCACCAAGTTAATTATTTGCATCAACACATCACGATACACCACCCTTATGTTGGCAGCATACCCCTCTGTGCGCTGGAATAATTCGGCTTGCGCTTTCTTATAGTCTATCTTTGCCATTGCTTACTTCTTACTGAATTTGTCGCATATATCCCTTGTTAGAAACTTGCTGTATTCCCAAAATGGACAACGGCACAAAATCATGTGTCCGTCAATAGCTGGGCTGTGCGGGTCGTATGAGTGTTTACAATCCTTGCACGTTAGCCCTAAGTCCTTTGGGTTGGTCGCTGTCTTCTTAGCCATTGAATAAATTTTTAATCAGTTCTTCTTTTGTCGGAAAACAGGCACTATCCAAAAAGTATAGGTGCTGCGGATTGTTGCGTGTGCCTGTGTTGGTATGCTCCACGTTACGCACGAATGTACGCAATGAGTTACAGTACACCTCTATGCCAGATATGCGGAAACAATGCGGTCTATTGTTAAGCATTGCCCAAACCTCATCACCGATATTGTATCTTGTCTTTACTTCCATTATTCAGCCTCCCCGAATACGTCCATTTTGTTCAACTCCATTTGCTGTGCAAGTCTTTCGGCTTGCTCGGTCTTGATGCGCTCCATTTCCGACTTGCTATCCTTTACCAAGTAGGATTTCTCTACATAGCTTTCGAGGCTCAATGCTCCATCGTTGTACTGCTTTGAAAGGTCGGCAAGAATTTCGCTTACATCATCACCAAACGGCTCTTGGAACTCATGCCCCAACTCCAACGCTTCATACATTGCCTTGTGTCGGTAGTCAAGCACATTGCCAAGTATGGCTTTCATCAAAGATGCGTGGCGGTTCATATAGCCATCATGGTTTTCCTTGTGCCGTTCAGCCTTTATGACTGCAAGCAACATGACTTTGCGGATTGCCTTTGCTGAAAGATTGCCAAGGCTTTTCATGTTGTCAAAATCAATATTGGGAGTGAACGACTTAGAAAGAATGTGCTTGTCCAACCTCTCAAACTGATTTTTCTTACTCTCGCTCGCTTGGTCCCATGTGAGGTAACGCACATCACCGCCATTTTTTAGGATAAAGAGCTTTGCCTCTTCCTCTGACTTGGGGAGTGAGTTTAGGATTTCAGCGGTTGCAACCATTGCTGGGTTTGCGAAGCGGTCGTTTACATCTGCATCCACACTCTCCATGTTTTCCTCTCGCTCAATCATCGGTTGCACATCTGCGTGTTCTGTTTCTTGCTCAAACAGCAACACGGGGATTTTGCCGATGGGGTTCAACATGATTTGCACTTCCCAACCGATATTACCACGCTTGCACAGATAGATTGTATTTGCCGTATATACATCAATGTGGTGTATTGTGCGGTTGCCTTGCTCTGTAAGGTAGTACCCCCAAGCAAAGGCTTTAAGCCGTCCGTATTGGTCTTTGAGCGTGTATATATCATCATTGTTTTTCTTGCTCAACACGTTCAGCAAGAGCCGTGGAGTGTTATTCTCATCACGGTACACATGATAGAGAATAGCTGCACAACCCTCCGCACCCGCTGCTCGCTTGGCTTGACGCACAGAGCTGTCAAAGCGCACTTGGCGCATCAGTTCAATGTAAGTTGAAAACGCATCATCTGTACTCTTTGATAGTTGCGTCCACTTCACGGGTCTGCCATACAGAAACACGAGGCTAATCTCGTTTATGTACTTCTGATAGGGAATAGGGATTTTGTTGCGCTTACTCCAACGCAAGAAATTTCCTTGCTTGTCATACACCGCTCTGTCTTCACGCTCCATTACCTTGTGGCTACCAACCTCATAATCTAACAGATTGCGAGAAGCAGCCTCGGAACGGCTGTTAAGCATTGCAACCGCTCTTGTCACATCGCCAGCGGTCAATAGCTCATCGAAACTTTGCTGATAGCCGATAGCCGCCTTTAACTCATTTGTGATAGTCTGAATTATGCCCATCGTAGTTATTGTTAAGTTAAACCTAAAATTCTTTCTATGTTATCTGGAATGTCCACTTCGTTGTAATCAAACCAACAGCGCATGAGAAACATATCTCGCCAGTCGGGAGAACAACCGATTTCCACCTTGATTTCCTCTTTCGGCTTTAGCTTCAGCTTGCCGTCACTGTCCGCTTTCCACGTTTGCAGTTGTTCAAGCTCTCTCGTTATTTGTTCCCTGTCGGCTTGGCTCACCAAATCCTCATCAATGCCTACTTCATGGGCGTTAATGTGTTCTGCGAGCTTATAACCGCATTGTGTCTGTAAGTTTTGGTAGTTCTCACCTTGCATAGCCGTAGAGTTATTGACAAAGCCGTTGCAATCGCAATTATCAACAACACCACCGCCCACACCATCCTCATCAACAATCACCCTGTGGTTTGGTATTCGATATTTCCTTTGCTTTGTGATTATCCATGTTTGAATGTCCGTTGTCTTGCTTATGGCAAAGCAAACCTTGTCAATGATGAAATATCCATCCCATACAGCCAAACGTGCATGGTCGGCACCAAAACGGGCAATATCCCCCGTAATGTAATGCTTGCCTGTACGCAAAGCCAGCTTGTTTCCGAATATGGCGCATATATCATCATGTGAGCATAGAGCGTTGGGGTTATCGTCATATTCCCAATCACCAAGAAATAGGCGGGCAAACTTCACTTTGTCGGAGGTTGTCTTCAAGCCCTCTATATAGTCGGGGTCTATGAATGGGTTTTCCTGTACCAAGCAAGCAATGTAGTAGCGGTATTCCGCAAGCTGATTAGCCTTGTATGGCTTGTAGAATATATCATACATCCAATTCTTCTTGGGGTTACAGGTAATGAATAGCTTTCGCTTTAGTCCGTATTCCTCATTCAGACAACGACCGATACGGGTCTTGAGGGTGTCGTATGCGCCAAAGTTCACCTCACCGCCCTCTTCTATCCAACCGCCTGTAAACTCAATAGAGCCGTAGCGTTCATAAAGAGGGTCTGAGGGCTTATATTGCAAGTCAAGAAAATCAATGCGTGAACCATTGTAGAACTGAATATAGTTTAGCTGTCCGTTGAAACTCCACATTTCTTCTGGAACTCCATACATGGCGCATACACGTTTGAACGTGATATAAGTAGATTGCGTGATGCGCTTTAACTCGGCACGACCAATAAACCACTTGGTACCAGCAAAGGCAAGACACATGAATAAAAGCCACACAGCACCTGTCCACGACTTTGCGCCACCAGCAGCACCACCATACAGGATTTCCACATGGTCGCTATCCGTCAGTATGGATAGGGCTTGCTGTTGCTTGTCATGGTTCTTCCCGTCACGGCTCGTTATAAAGTCAAAACGACCTCTACGGAATAGCTCCACTTTGACTGCAAGAGCCAAGGGCAGTGTTATGTTCTTATTCTTTGCCATTCTTTGCGCTGTTCCTTATCTTATCAAGTAGCGTATTGTATTGTATAAGTTCCTCATCAGACAATGCCGACAAATCCACGTTGTTTGACACGTTGGCGTTGATTTCGCCCTCTATGTTTTGTGTAGCCTTGCCAAATACTCTGTCAAAGAGCATCTCAACTGTGGAAGTACGCCCGTAACGTATATCAGAGTTAATGGCGGCTATGATGTTCAACACCCAGATAGGCGTGTCCTTGTTTGGCTTGGTGCGGTCGTTTGGGTCTTTCAACAATGGTTCAAGTTCTGCGGTTGAACTCTCATACAAGTGTTGTATTACCTTTAGGATTTCTTCTTTGCTGCTTTGAGGATTAACCTTTTTGCCTGTGGTGGTCTGTATGTATTTTAGCACAGAAAGATTGCCCCGACCTCGTTTCTTAGGTTGGTTCTCGGAAGTGAAGCGGTTGCCCTTTTTATTTCCTTTCTCAAATAGTGCCATTCGTTGTAAATTCGTTGATTTATCGCTTTAACGTGTTTGTTGAACACACTTTATAACTGCAAAAAATCGGACAGCGAGAAACACCGCCCGATTTATTCACTTGGTTAATCGGCTCTAAGCCTGTTCCTGTGCCTTGTACTTATCATAGAACCAGGCAACCAAACCGCCCTCCATGTAATTGTCCAAATCGTCATAGGCATCTGTTTCTTCCATGAGTGCCTCGGCTTTGTCAATTACACCTGTGAGCAACTTCTGCTGTTCATCGGTTGCGTTCCACACTTCGATTTCTCCGTTAAGCTGCTGTTTGATAACTTTTATCTCGTCAGCGGTAAGTTCAATCTTTTTCATTGTTTTTTATTTAGTTGTTTTGTAATGTCTTAAAGTTTATACTTCTTGGCAATAGCTTTAACCGCCTTTGTGTACTTGTCTGACTTTCCATGTACGGCTTTTGTAACCGTTTCTGCCCAAAACTCGCTCACATTGGTTGTAGCATACTTGCCATAGCCTTTCTTACGCTTGTCACGGCTCCATTTCTTGTAAAGGGCGTTCACTTCCTTGCCCGCTGCCTTTTGGTTTGCGCCCGTCATGTGAGCGTTCCATGTAGCGTGTGCAAGTTCGTGTGTTACCGTATGGGCAACAGGCTTATTTGTGCTCGTACTCCATCCGCTCTTGTAATTCTTGGCGTGCTCTCTTGAAACATTCTTCGCTCCCGTGTCAAAATGCTTTCTGTCAAGATACACAGCTTCAGATTTGCCGCCCCTTGTAACGTGTACTCCGTATGCACTACCGCCCAAATCGGCAAGTTTCACATTCCTTTGGCGCACACCCATTACGGCATGATAACGTGAAATAGCCTCTTTTGTCGCTTTATACATAGCTTTATCTTTCATTTCTACGAGTGAACCAACACGGCTTATTTTGCCCTTGTATTGTCCACCTCCGTCATTGGTTCCAGCCTTAACGCCAGCACTATTTCTTCCCATAGCCGTTTACTTTTTTAGACGATAAAACAATGAGGGATTGTCAAGTACGCTGTCAAGCACGACCTTTCCCTGTTCTTTTGCCTTGATTTCCTCTTTGAGTTTATCAAGTTCCTCACTTGTGAGTTGGCTTTCGGTCAAACCGTAATCATCCAACATTTGCTTTATTTTATCTTCCATATTGCAAAGTTATATAATTAGTTATTCTTTTTACTATAATCCCAACCGTACTTCTTGGCAAGCATTTTCATAACCTTGTGGAAATGTGTTACTTCTGCTCTTGCAATGTTGCTTTCATTCCACTTTGTTTGATTGAGGTAATTGTGTCCTTGTTTTGATACTGTCCTATTCGCATCCGCAAATGCCTTTGTTGCTTCATCTGCCGACACGCCCCAACCTCCCTTTGGGCGTTTTATCGAAAACGTATATGTTGGGGTTACTGCTCGCATTTCTTTTGCATTTACCCTAATGGCAGACCTTATATCATCACTTGAAAACGAATTACCAATGCGTCTAATGCCACTTTCACCAAGTGAACGAGGGTGATTGTGGGTCAATATACTATTTGCGGGTATCTTCTTAGGGTCAAATACCACCTGTGCGCCCTTGCCACCTATTGAAGAAACAATATCGCCCTTGGAGTTGAAGACGTGCAATGTTTCGTCTTTGTTGCGCCTGTATTTCTGTTCCATGCCGACAATGTTCTTTACCATCTTTGCAGTATATCCTTTTTCGGTTGCTCCCTTGGAGCCGCCAGAACTTCCACCCTTACCACTTGATGTTATGCCTCCGCTGTTCCTACCCATTGTTAATTTTTTTCAAGTGTTTAACAATTTGAGGTACAAGCATACGCTTGGCACGTTGCACCGCATAACTTCGTACAATGTCGGATGCAAGCCCTCCATTATGCAACAAGCCTTCTTTGTATTGTCCGAGTAGTACTGCGTTAGCCGACCGTTTTACATAATTCACGAACTCCTGTTTCGTTCCTTTCGTTCCATTGTTTTTGAACCATTCGACATTGCGTTTTAACGCAGATATTTCCCTTGTGGACTTGCTTGTAACATTTGCTAATTGCGAACGAAAAAATACTAAGTGCTGCTTTAGGGTGCTGTTGTACTCTTTCACCCAACCCCCAATATACTTTTCACCCCCAAACGCTTTTAATGCCTTGGGATGCAGTCCAAGTTGCCCAACTGTCAGTTCTCCATTGTCTGTATTGCTTTTCAGTAATCCGTTTGCATTTCTACCCATAGCTTACTTTTTTTAGCGTTGATAAAATCAGTAATATATAGCAAACCATGCTTTCGGCAAAAGTCTTGCACTTCCTCGCCACCGCCATATACAACCAGATTAGGGCGTTCAAGCCCACTTATCTCCTGTGCTACTTGTAGGTCAGACTTCAAGCTCTCCATCCAACCATCCAAGCCACGGGTAAAGAAAGCGTTGTACCCCTTTGGTATGCCCATTTTGTTGTACTCCACAAACTTGTGGCTCACGTTAAGGTCTGCATACACCTTTATTCCGCACTCTTGAAAATAGCGTGAAAGCCAGCGTTTCTTGTAAATGAGTTGAAGCCCCCATGCAATAGGTGTTTGGTCGTGACAACTACAATTTGGCTCTACTACCGCCTTGCATCCACTTGTGAGTATCTTTATAGGGTCTTTGAACAACGCTTCAAACCGATAATCATCTACATAGAAATGATAAGTCGCTACATCTTTGCGTAGTCGGCTGTTTGCGCCCCAAGGACTAAGCGGCAATTCCACCTTGCCAGCTTGCTGTTCAAGCAGAAGATTGGGAATTTCAAAGATGTTGTCGCTCTCATACAAGCAATCGTTATACATGGAACGGTAGAAAGCCTCCTTGTCGTTCACCTCATCATCGGTGCTTTCGCTTTCGGCTTCATCATCTTCTTCTTCATCTGTCTGTTGCTCGACCTTTGCAGTCTTCTTTTTGCTCTTTGGCTGTTCTTCCTCATCGTCTGGAAATGTGATTCCGATAAAGTCAAAGTTTACATCTTGAAAGGTCGGTTCTACTGTCAGAGCGTTGTAGTCCCAATCGCCATTGTTGATGTTTGAGCGCAATATGATGTCAATGCGTTCATCTTCTGTAAGGTCAGAATAAAGTACGGTCGGAACTTCTTTCATTTTGAGTTTCTTAACCGCCTTGAGGCGTTGGTTGCCAGACAACACTACAAGTTGTCCGTCCTGTTCCTCCAACGCCATAGGCTGATGTTCCCAAAAGCCGTTAATGCGTATAGAGTCCACCAAACGGTCAAACTCTGCCTTTGTAATCTTGCGAGGGTTGCTTGCCAATGGGTGCAAGTCCGAAACCTTGCGGTACTTCATCTGTTCAACATTCATCGCTCACCTCGCTTTCTTCCTTGTCAGTAGTGTTGTCCATGCAATCGGGGAGAAGGTTATCCTCGTCCTCAATTACACAGAAACATTTGCGTATGTATTCAGCCAAGCGTACAAGGCGGTAGTGTTTCCTGTATTTGAGGAACACAATCCGACTTCCATCGTTGGTATCAACACCATAACCATAGAAACGCCCTCTGTAATCAATGGGCAGCTTAACCGAACCTCCATAGATATACAGGTATTCGGCACCAACCTTTGTGATTGTTGCTGTGCGGTTATACTCGCCATTAAGGAATATAACCACCTTTTCGCCCGCTGTCAGCGGTGATTTAGGCAGCAGTTGCGCCACCTTTTCGCCTATCCATTCCCAGCCGCCCAGATAAAGGACACCGAAAAGGAGTAAAGCCGTTGCTATGCTAATTATTGCCGTTGTCATACCGTTGTGATTTACTTGGTGAATGTACTTTGCAAAGATACTAATTTTGTGTTTAACAAACACATATTTAACGGAAAATTTGCTTAAAGACCGTAAACTAACATAGCCGCATCCCTGTTATGCTCATTTGTGCGACTTTGCCAGCCCGTTATTGCCTTGAAACTCTCGCCTGTAAGTTTGGTTACATTTCGCTTAGGAGCAACCATTTCGTACTTGACATTTCTTTTCGTCTTGCACAAGTCTGAAAGAAAATCATCCCAGATGCTTGCATCACGCTTTACAGAGCCGACACCTTGCAGTTTCTTCCGTTCTTGCTCACGGCTCATTCTCTCTGTTCCGAACCATGTTCTTTGCCGTGGGTCTTCGACACGCACAACTACCTCAATACCCGATTGGACATACTCATTCACAATCTCCATTGCCTTGTGTATAGCCATTGTTTCAAGCAAGAGAAACTGCCCACTTCCCCATATAGCCACGCCTGTATGAGTTCCCGTGTCTATGCCGATATAAGCCTTTCCAATTATCTTAGCCATTGCCACGTTTGATTTTGATGTACTGATTACCTGTATTTACATACTGTAAGGTCATAATGTACATAACCCTGTAAAAACTATCACGCCCCGCTACTTTGATAATGTCCTTTTTGAGTTTACGAGGTAAACGAAGAGGCGTATTCCTGTCTTTCTTTCCCATGTTACTTTGCCTTTTTATATTCTTTCATTGCCGAGTGCAAGCTGCTTGTACTGTCAAGCAGCTTAATGAGCCTATCAACATCAACTGTCTTTTCTCCGTCCAGATATGCCCATACGCTACGCAATGCGTCCGCAATGGCTTTAGCTTGCTTACTGTCCTTGAGGGCACTCTGTACCTCTTTGTTGGTTGCCGTTGTCTTGCCGTTTGCTTTTGCAGTTCTTAGAGCTGTCTTCGCTGCCCTTACTTGGTCGTTCTCATGGGCGTATGTGCTGCTAATCTCCCTTGCTGCCTTTGCCGACAATTCACCGTTGGCAATTTTATCTTGTAGGTATTGCGGCAAATCCAACAGCGAGAGGCACTTGCTGATAAATGCGGGCGATTTTTTGAATTTCTCGGCAATCTCAACTTGCGAATAGCCAAATTCTTCTTTGAACCGTCTAAACATTATAGCGCACTCCAATTCAGAGAAACGCTTACCCTCATTGCGCATCATCTGTTCAATGTAGAGTTGTTCGGTGGTTGCGCCCTTTGGAGCTTTAAGAGCCTTAATGAACGGAATGCTTGCACCCTCACTTATGGCAAGCATGGTCGCACGGTATCTTCTTTCACCATCCACCAGCTTGTATTTCTCCACTCCATCCTCCTTGAATGGAATGACGGTAACGGGGTTAAGCACACCGTTTGCCTTTATCTGTTCTTTGAGTTCGTTCAAATCGAAATCTCTACGCACGTTAAAACCGTCCATAACCACAATGTTACGAGGGTCTATCAGAAACAGGTCTGTGCGTTTTGTTGCGTTCAATTCCATATTAAAATCATTTTTTGTTAAAATACTATTCCACAAACAAGCAAGTAAACATTGTAAGCCACGTTGTCGCTTGGGTGTTCATTGCAATATTCACCCAATTTTCCTGCCATGTCCCTTACTCTTTCCTTTTCTCTTTTCAGCCTCTGTATTTTCATACCGTATGCCATTAGAATAAATACTGTTGCCGTTGTTCCCATTCAAGCCGCTTCATTGCCTTTTCAAAGTATTTCGGCAAAATCTCACAGCCTATGAAGTTACGTTTTTCTAAGTAACACGCAATGGCAGTTGAAAAGCTGCCAGCATACGCATCAAAGATTGTATCGCCCTCATTGGAGTGTAACATCAACAAGTGGCGCAATAGGTTGATTGGCTTTTCGGTTTCGTGTAATCTGTTCTTTGCCTGTGGCGGTTGGTCGTGAAAGGTTTTCATTTGCAGTTCATATCCGAGATTGTTGTAAGTAACACCCTTTGAACGGACATAAACTATAAATTCAAGATTGTTGATGTAGCACCCATTCCCCAACGGCATAGGGTTTGGCTTATCCCATACGAGCAAAGTTGCCACATATCCCTTGTTTTCCCACCATGTCATTATTCGCCCGATTTGCTTGTTGGAGCAAAACACGCAAATGTTCACGCCTTTACAGATACGCTCAAACTCGCTAAATACCTTGTCGTAGTCAATACCTTGCGAAACGAAGTAAAGGGAGCTGTTCTTTCGTGATTGAATTTGCTTTCGTGTGCAAAAATCACCATGTGAGCCGCCACCGTTCAAGTCCAAGTCGTAGGGTATATCAGAAAGTATGAAATCAACGCTGTTGTCTGGCATTTCTTTCATCACCTCCATGCAATCGCAATTATAACAAGTGCAATTGCCCAAAATTATGCGGTCACTCTTCATTGTCAAAGTAATCTTGGTTTTCGTCCATGAAATTGTCAAGTGCATCATCGCACCATGTACCCTCACAAGTACTATCGCATATACGGTCTATTTCGCCATTGCGCCACGGACAGTATTCACAAATTTCTTCACCAAGTATATTTTTGTATTCTTCTCTGCTCATAGTCGTATCTGTTAAACAGGCTAATATCTGAATGGTGTAAAGTGAATAACCACACCCTCGAAAACATTGCTCTTACAACCACACTTGCCAAAGAAATAATCTACGAAGTCTTCAACGCTCAATCCGTCATTGTTAGCAATGTCTTCTATCGGCACACGCTTGTTATCAATCCAGCATTGGGGCAGCGCATCGTCAGACGAATATGTCATTGTTATGTGTTGCAGCCCTATCTGGGCAAGCTTCTTTATCTCTCGTTGTTCTGAACGGTACGGTCTTTCCGTCCATTCACGAATGGAAAGTATCTTCTTCCCGCTGTTCACCTCATCACAACGCTTTGCCCATAGCCCTTTTTCATCCATACGGACAGTATGTATCTTGTGGTTGGCATAGAGCAAATTCGCAAACATTGTTGGTGTTCCAGCCTTGATATGCTTAACAGGGAACACCCTGTTAAGCATTAGTATTACGTTTTTCTTCATGCGTAAATTGTTTATCAAACACACATTACGGGTAAAAATAAAAGGCTACTTGCGCCTACTACCCCCGTGTAACTCAATCACGTTGAAACTTTTGAAGCGGTCTATCAGACGGCTTTCAAAGCGTTCTTTCAGTTCGGTAACAGTAAGGTTGCTTGTAATGTGATACCGCTTTCCGTACTGTTGGTATATCTCATAGCGAGCGAAAAGAAATTCATCGGTAATCTGGGTAAGCAGCGTTCCAAAACTCTTTTGCTTTTCTGTTGCAAGTCCGAGGTCGTTAAGACATACCGCAAATGGCATGACACCATCGTAGCACTCTTGCGAGCTTGCGCCCTTTACCTCATTGTAGGTGTACTTGTCAATGTGTCCATACACCTTGTGGTAGTTCATAAGTTGCGTCATACTGATATTGCGAAACATATTCTCGTTGTTGGTTACTCTTAGATAATCAGAGAATATTTGCATTATCATTGTCTTGCCTGTGCCTGGTTCTCCAATAAGCAAGATATTCTTGTGCAACTTATAGTTTTCGTTGGGGAATACGTTTTCTGCTAAAATGCAGTTGTTGAAGTAGTAGGTCAAGAAGCGCAACACCTTAGAGTTGTGTTCATCAACAATAAAGTCGGAAAACTCACGCAACATATAGTTCTTGCCAATGCTAACAATGAGATTAACGTGCTGTGAATACTCTTTAGGGTCTGTTAGGTCGAATTTAAAACCTTTCAGAATACCCTTTCTGTGTTGGGCTATCAGAGCTTCCGCCCGCTGTTTCGTCAAGTGGAATCTTTCCGCTTGCATATCCTGTATGATTTTCAATGCCTCTTCCTGTGTCTTGGGCAGTTGAAGCTGCTTTCCGTTGAGTACCATATTTAATATATTCTTCGTTATACCTATCAACTACCCAATTAAGGATAGCCTTATAATCCGACTTGTACCGCTTGCCTTTTGAACCTTTGTAGTTGTCAAGTATCTCTATCATCCGCTTTGCCGCATCCTCTCCGTGTTCGGCACAGAGCTTGGCGTATTCATCACGGGTAAGTGTGACACATTCGGCATAGTTGTACTTTTTCTTTTTCTCCACCATTTGCTTTTGCTTTTCTGTGAGTGGTGGCGGTGCATCATCGCTACTTGGCTCGTTAGGGAATAACAAAGGCTGTTCTTGTTTAGAAGTAGGCGGTGACTCAATAGGGCTTGGTGTTGCAGCCTTATTCCCTTTTTTCGGTGCTTCGCTAATCCTATGCTTCATCGCATCACCGCCTTTCTTGCCAGCATTGCGCCTTTTTTCGCTTATATCAGCTTGTTTCACCATGTCAGCGGAATAGTACACGCCTTTGTGGTTTAACGACAGCACACCGCAATCTATGAGTTCCTGTATCGGTTCATCATCAGTACAACCAGACAATGCTACCAGCTCGTTAAGCGTATATGGCGCATTGTTGGGCTTTACCAACATTCCACGTTGGGAACTTTCCCACATATAGCAGAGCAAACCGACCCACGCACCCTTAGCCATAAGCGAAAGGGTATTGACACGAGGGTCTGTAAGCCAAGCCCCCGTGTCAAAAGGCATAAGTGAGTGTTTCCGCTTATCTGCCATACCCTTAGTGTTTATGCTTCCATAATTGCAATGTCGGGCGCAATCTCACGGATTTTACCTACAACATCGTCAATGCAACGGTCACGGTACTCTTCTGCTACCTCCTTGGCACCAGGCGATACGAGTTGTAAGTACACCTCTCCGTCTGAAAGGTAATGGTCGAACTCCACAACAATAGGTGTCTTCTCCGTACCTTTGAAGATGGCGATATTGACAGTGAAGTCCTTTGGCAGATTGCTTTCCACCTGTGTACGGTACACATCAGCACGACTGCCAGACGGGTCACGCTGCTTCTCAATCTCTGACTTTGCATTTGCAGTGAAGTTCTTGAGGGCAGAAACGAGCTTCATGTTTTCCTCTTTTTTGTCGAACACGGCACGGTTAAGGCGCAAGAACTGTCCGAGCTTTGCGGGAATCCAGCCCGTCTTCTCATCGTTGATGTGGAATGCCTCGAAGATTTCAGAGTAAGCAGCCTTGCCTGTGAATGTGGACTTGGTGTAGTTGTCACGCTCGTTGATAGTAAGCGTGATAGTCATTGCCTCACGGTTCACAACAATGTTGGCGTTCTTCTGGTCAATCGTATCAACTCGCTTAACGAGCCAATCAAGCGGTGTTGAAAGCACACCCGCAGCATCTATCTTTTCGGGCTTTTTGAGTTCCAACTGCTGAACCTCTGGTGCAACACCCTCACGCAATACAATCTCAATTGGCTTTTCGCCTGTGTAGTTGCCGATATTAACGGCAATCTTTTCGTTGTTCTTTTCCATTTTTCTTTTGGTTTACTTAGTGAATAAATTAGTTGTCTGTTCCTGTTCTACGCACGAATTGCATAACTGTACGCTGGCGTTCTTCTGGGGTAATCGGGCGTTCCTCCAACTTGTAGCCTTCGGGCGAGTAGAATGCAGTCTTTTCCCTCGTCCACATCTACAAACTTGAAGCAATCTCCCTTAACGTACTCGCCACGGGCTTTCAGCTCGTCAAGGATAAGTCCCCGTCTTTCCAGCAGCGGCTTAATGCGTCCCTTATAGTCCGCTCTGATTTCAGCGAGTTTGTCTTCAAGCTCTGACACTTGGATAGACACGTTCTCCAGCTCCTCACGCCTTGCGTTCACTTCGTGCTGTTCAAACTTGCGTGTGTAACTACGCTCTACGATTTGGTCGCAGTTGTCACGCAATAGCTGTTCCCTTTTTTCAACGGGTTCTTCAGCAAACATTAAATCTTGCATAACTTTCTGTTTTTGGTTCAACAATTATTTTAAGCGTTCTCCAACTTTGAAATTGTATGCGAGGTATTCTGCCCACAACTCCAAGAACTGTGTCCCAAAATATCTTGCCTTTTCGTATGTATCAAGGCACAAGCGGAAGCCACTGTACGCATTCGAGTACGAGGAACGAACATTCGCATCCGCACACCCCCAGCCCGCACCCGCACCATAAATCGCATTAGCAGACAGAAGCAAACCCCTTTCTTCGCTATCCATGCGCTCTACTTCATCTTTGGTATATAAGAC